CTTGCTAGGTTATTAAGAAGTTGTGTCCTTAAAATATTAGATTGTTGTTCGCCTTGAATCTCATATTGCTTGGCTTGAAACTGTTCTTGCCTGGCTTTTAATTCTAAAAAGCTACGTTGCATTCTACCTTGTTCATATTGACCAAAGGCAGATATACCGCTGTTAAGCAAAGACATACCTGAGTTAAATGTTTCCATTCCTGCAGCAGAATAATTTGCTCCCATTATAATTTCCTTTGCGCTGATACTTGCCTAGTTATGCTCAAAAAACCAAAAGGCAATGGATCTGGTCGTGTTATGCGTAGTGTGGCTTCATCATCCCAAACACCATTAGCCTCAACGCGTATGATGCCGCTAAATATAGGTGTTTGTGCATCTAATGGGTTAACCCCTGCAAGACTGTAAAAACTAACCAGTGACCCATTAATTGTCATACTGGATACATTGTATCCATAGACAGAAGCATGGTCTAAACAATAAGTGTAATCTATTCCTGGACCTAACATTTCTAGGTTTCTGTATGGCAACGATTCAAACTCAACATCAAAGTTTAATCCAATGCGTATTGAGTCACTATAATTAGGAACAAACAAAGCACCAGCTGGTATAACAATGTCTTCTTGAACGTTGTTTCCTACCGTATATTTGCACGTTTCACCACGTAGATGTCCCTTTCCTAAAACAAGTTCTGTTACAGGATTTTCTATATAAACTGAAGAGTCTGTATAAATATTAAAATCAAAACGTTCCAAATAAAGATTGTCTTGTCCATTGACTGTTCTTTTTACAACGCAGTACATATCGTTTCCATCAACAGCGACATTTTTAAAAAGCCCTTGTGTCGTTGTTTGTGTGAAGCCTTTAACGCCTTGTTCACCCAGAATGCATCCAAAAGTTAATGTGCCGTCATTATTAACAATAAGAAGATAGTTTGCTTCTTGTGAATTTGTTACGCGTCTGACAGCTATGTCGACTGGGTCTTTAATAATATGTGATGAGAAAAACGTCAGGTTTGTTGTGTCATAAGCTTGTTCGGCTTCTGTAAAAACATAAAGACCAATACTATGGCCACCACGCATAAGAAAGAGCGTGTTACCATCAATGATAACGGGCTTAATACCAGACTTAGAACCATTTCTTGTTTGTGAAATAACGTTAAAGTTTTGTGTTGTTGTAGGTGTTAAGCGGCTTTGAATAGAGGCCAGCTCTCCACCTGTCGTAAAAACCTGAAGGTTTCTGTTTCCAACAATAGATAAAATAGGTTCATCGTTATCCAGGTCAAATGCAAACGCGTCATCATCTCGACCAGCTCCAATATCAAAGTCTAAATACTCTCCAACTCTAGATCCATATAATGTTCTAGGTCTTGATTTAGAACCTCCAATAAGCAATCTTCCTTGGAAGAACTCACCACAAACAGGCCAACCTCTTGTGTTAGACCATTCTAGTTCGTAACCCGATTCAAGCTCCCAATCATTTGTAGCGATGCTGTCTGTGTTATAAAACGGTATTTCAACAACAGCTTTTATTTCTGTTGTGCTAACAACTTTAGTGACTCGCGCTCTACCACCATTACCTTCAATATATTGATTAAGATAAGCGGCTGTAAAGTTAGTTCCCGTTCCTGTAATGGTAATCCCATTTAAAACCGCACTTGGAACAATACTCCCGATTGGGAGTGTCGTATTTGTTGTGTAATTGTAATACGGTATGCTATCAAATTGCGTTAAAATAAGATTCCAATTTGTGTCGTCTATTCTAATTAAACTACTAGGCGCAACATCTGGGTGAAACAAAAATGCAAAGTCAGCAGTTTGAATTGAATAAACAGTTGGAATAACTGCTTCCGTGTAGTTTACAGCTCTAACCGAAGCTGTATACGTATCGTTTCTAAAAATTGTTATGTTTTTATCTGTTAGAAATACGATGTATGTTTGATCAGCGTTAAAAATAAAATCGATGCGCTTGGCAATGCTAATCTCATCTTCTTCAAGGTAAACATTAAACTCACTTAATGTGACATCGTAAGCACCAATAACAGTTGCTGATTCTTTAACAAAGCGTACATATCTGGCAGCTTCTAAAATGCGTATTCTTTTACTGTTTTCAGTATCTGAAATTTCAAATCGTTCTGCTGCTTTAGACCAAGCAACGCCATCACTACTTATTTCTACAAAGAAATTCTCAGTGACACCACTTGTCGAAGGCGTAAACCTACAATTTAAAATATCGACAAACCCAATATTTTTTTCTGCACCTAGGTCATATTGAATGATTGTGTAGTTTGCACTTGAGCCTATATTTGTTGTTGTCACAAACTGTGTTGCAAGATTGTTATCGTTTGCATTTGCAGTTGTCCCACCATTAGGTGCGGTTGCTGTTAAATCTGCCGTTAAAACACGTGTTAATTGACGCGGTAATCTATCAATATAAACAGTTCCAGGACGGCTAATCATGCCGCCTTCTGGTAAAGTAAGAAGATTTTTTGCCGTTTTGCACGCAGCACCAAACGCTTCAATATCCGGTCTTGAATATAGTTTTGGATCAAGCTCTCCAATTGTAAATCGCGTTTGTTCTTGCGGTATAGACATTAAAAATACCTCGCCGCAATTAATTCTGCTTCTTGGAAATCTTCAGCAGGACGCATTTTGCTGTCTAGGTTCATTACAAAACCGTACATGCCGCCTCTCATATTATCTGACGGCAGGCCCCATGTTTCTGTTTTAAGGCGCTCTAATTTTCCGGCATCTGTTGGAATGCGTTGCGAAAGCTTGATGGCAAAAGCATTAATAGCAAACTCACTAAACCAAATTGGCCAAGCTTGGGGAATTAAATATGCTCTGTAATCAGCCCATAACGCATCTGCGTTGGCATAAACTCTATTTCCAAACAAATCATAATCCAAAATAGGAAAAGCTCTAACGTCCCCTGAGTCGTATATAGCTCGTATAGCAAGGTAATCACCTGGCAGTTCAAATTGATATTTGTATTCGTTTACTGGTGCTGGCAAAAGCCGACCAAGCTGTGCTTTCTTACGAGCAAAATACCAATCGTAAATAGATAAAAGATATTGAGAATAGGTAGGCCATATATCAGCGCAATATCCAGCACGGTTTGTTTCATCAAGAAAGTCATTAATACCATCACTTCCAATCGTATTTAACGCCCGTGAGCATATTTGTTCTTTTGTATAAGCCATACCTAACCTCTGTTTGAAGGGGCCCTGAGGCCCCTATATTATACTTCTTGGCAGATAAAGAACGCGTACAAAGGTACAGCGTTTGTTGATGCCCCATCAGAGATAAGACGAACAACATCTCCTGCAACAAATTCACCATCAGCTGTTACTGCTGAAGATGCATCAATGTCACCTTCTGCAGATCCAGCGTTAGCAACTGTTACAGCTCCGCCTGTAAAGGCTTGGTTATCCGATGCGTTACCAGATGTAATAGCTGCATCAGCTGTTGCAATGGCACCACCAAGTAGTGTTTGATAGCTAATGATTGTTCCAGCACGACCCGCAACCGCATCAGCGTTACCATCTGTTGCCACCGCGTTAAGCGCAGCACCCGCAGTTGAAACGTCAGGCATTGTTGCTGTCATCAGAAATTCATCTGAAGCTAAAGCAACGACGTGCATAATGTTTCCGTCATTGTAAACAACCGTTACGTTTGATTTACCACCAACAGCTGTTGCTGTGTCGTCAACAGCAGAAGCAAACGTTGCAAATTCAACTTCAATAACGTCACCAACTTCTAGGCGTTGAATTACATCATTAAAATATCCTGCTGCAACTACATCATTAATTGTGTCATCTGTGCGATAAACATAAGTTGCATTGTTGTGCGACCTACCCGCTGGATTTGTGTTTGAGTAAAATGTTGATAAGCGAAAAGCCATGATATTTATCTCCTATAATTAAACTACAACTGATTCGTCGATTGTTGCGCTTGCGATACCTTTTGGATCAATTGCAACAGCTCCGCATGAGAACAAACCGTTGACCAACCAACCAACTTTTTCAGCAATGTAGTTAATTTCAGTACGGAAATTTACACCAACAGCGGTTCCAATAGAATCTTCATGCCACGCATAAACAGTTCTGTTGTTACCAGAAAGCGGTAGACCACCTTCATCACGTGTTTCAATCATGTGGAATTTAAATCCGTAGAATGAATCTAGGGTTCCATTTACAAGAGCCATAACAGTGTTGAAATCAGAACTTGTTGCTTCAGTTGTTGCAAGCAATTGTTCTTTTGCAGCTGTTGACCAAGCAATGTGACGGCCTGATTCTGGCACAGCTTGCTCATCAAGTAACTTGCCCAAACGACGTAGTTTAGCCATGTTAAACGCGTTGTTACCACCAAGACCAACGGCAACATTATTTGTTGTACCAGAAGCTGTCATTGCATCAATTTTTTCTTGGTCCATACGGCGACCAATTGCAGAAGCAATGGTTTCAACAAGAACACGACGTTCGTCAAAACTAATTTGTTGTTGTTGGAAAATGGTTGTGTATTCAGGCGCAACGTATGGCGTTAGTGTTGCAACAGAAGGGGTAAAATCAATACCCATTGGCGTAACATCTTGAACACCAGCATGAGCTTGAGCGATTCCTTTACTGGCAACTTGGAATTGCGCAGATGAACCAATTACGTTTGTTTTTTCTTGTGTAGAATTTGCAAGTTTTTGCATACCTGCGTAGGCGACCTTGCATTCGTCACTAAACATCTTAGCGAATACAGGCGAAATATTTCCTGAGGACATTTGTCTCTCCTTTAATTGTTAAACCTAAATAAAACTTTCGCTTCAGATTGGCCTTTGACAATCAAAGGGTTGCGTTGCAGATAACGTGTTTTGGCCGTGACGTTAACTTAAACTGCAGTGGGCCTAATGTCTTAGGGTTAGAAACATACAAGTTCATGCTTGCACATTGTTTGTCTTTCCAAACGGTCAGTGGGTTACAAAAGTAGTGGGCCACATAAACTTATATTACTAAATATTGTTTCTAATGTTAACCGTATTTTTTCTTGTAGAAATCTTCTACCTTCTTTTGTAGTGCTGGATCTTTTTTGTATTCAGGCTTCATCATAATGCTTTGTATTTCAGATTCTGACTCCATACCATCAATCATGCCAACCTTTTCTGGCAAAGCCATGTTACCGGCAGCCTCTCGGTACTTAGCTAGAATACGTACCTCTTCCGCTGTCTTGCCCATAGAGTTAGCAGTTTTAAACTCTTGATCAGAGAATACGCCTGATTGGTATAGCTGCTTGTTAAAAGCTTTAATCCCATTAATAATTTGAGGACCTGTATCACCAAGCTTCTTCATTTCGCTATCAATGTATTCTTTTTGTTCCTCTTCACTAACAGGTGCCTGCTCAAGATTTTTGTTATGCTCAATAGCTTTTTCCATGTAGTCCATGTAAACATTTTCAAATGTTTCTTGGTCTAAACCATTTTTATGAGCAACTTCTTTAAACATAGCAAACCCAGCATCATCCTCTGGAATTTCTACATTCAAGCGTTCAGCAACCTTTTCATTGTTTAAAACATACTGATCCGGGCTTTCAGGAGGCTTGGAAGCACCTTTAGCTAGCTTTTGACGTAGACCTAAGGCTTTGTCTTTTTCTTTCTTGTATTCCTTGTAAAGAGCGTCGCTTTTAAATGTGCCATTATCTGCATCCCATAGCTCATCGGATATATCTTTTGGCCGTTCAAACTTACCTGTGTCTTGTACTGGTGCATCTTCTTCTTCTCTAACTTGAAATGTTTGCTCTGCAGCAGGTGTTTCTTTTTGTAGGTCTGCTTCTGTTGTGTTGCCCATCAATGATGTTTCATTTTGTGCAGGCTCTGCTTGTTGCTCGATCATTTACTAACCTTTTTTTGCGTTGTCTATTCTATGTAAAATTTCCCGGACAATAGAATTTTGGCCTTCTCGATAAATCGCGTAATTTTCTGGATGACCAGGCACCCAGTTTGGCGTTTTGATTGTGTTGCTTTGAAAGTATTCTAAGACTCTTTTCCCGCACTCTGGTTCGAACGTTAAGAACACATCTTTATCGAATTGTAATCTTTTTTCTTTGTCTTCTTGTGATTCACTTGGCTTGCTAAAATCGCCATCAACGTCCCATTCATTCATGCATCTTTCCTATTTATAGTACTGGTTGTTGTTCCGGTTGTGGTTGTTCCGCCTGTTGCTCTTGCTCAGCTAACATTTGCATTTGTTGGGCTTGTTGTTGCTGGAACATGATTTCTTCTTTTTCTTTTGCGCTGCGTAGCAAGTCTGTTGGTATGCCTGCCTTTTCAGATAGCCAGCCGGCAATGTCTTCTACCTTAAAGTTCATTTGCGCCTGCTCCGGGCCTAACAATTGGGCAACAAGCTCATAGGTTTGAACAAACGTTTGTACATCCTCTAGGTCTTGCTCTTTGGCAATAGGACTGAGCACATCAATTTCAACAAAGAAGTTATCGATGTTTGCAATCTCAGGGATAGACAGGGTGGATCCATCTTCGAGCTGAACATCCAGGTTTATCTCACCCCTTGTCACAAGGATTTGCAGAATGTTTTCGAGCCTGGTTCCTCTCTCGGAGGAGCAAGGCCCAAAGCTTCAGTCTAAGGAGGATTTGGCTGGCACAGATTGGGTAAATGAAACTGAAGAAAGAAACGTAACAAGCAGCCCTACTTTCAAAAAGGCTACTATTCCAGTAAATGAGCAAAGTTCACTTGTTGAAGATACTCAAAGGCTTATTGATGATAGTGCTTTTGATATTGAGGACTTTGTAAGGCGAA